ATCAGCGCATCCAACATCAACACCACCTGTTGAATTGCATGCATTGACTGCTTTGGTGCCTCGTGTGGTAGCGTTATATGATTGAAGTCCCCACCAAGCTGCAGCACCGCCAACAACATCACCGGCCCCAGTGAATGGCTGCACACCCGATGGGACAGCCAACGGCAACCACCCAGCCCCCGTCAACCAGACAAGACTGAAGAGCGCTGTGAGAAGGGAAGAGAGTTTTTTCACAGTTGGTAGCCCCAAGAATTTACATCGACCGCAGATCCGCCAGCAGCTGCGGTCGTCGTAATTGTTATTGCCGTATTTACAGCACTTGCTGGAATGCATGGATTGAATGTTTGCCCTATCTGTTGTGCCACACCTGCTGCAAGAGTGCTGGCCTGATAAACCTGCGAAGAACCTACAAGGCCTGCAATTGTAATTGGCCCTACTGTGTTAGCTGTCCCAAGCGCTGAAACGTTGAAACCACAGATAAACGTCGTTTTGGAAGCTGCAGCGGCGAGCGTGCCGACAACCGCACCCGCTACTCCAGTTGAATTTCCAGTAATCGCGGTCGGCGCAGTTGTGACTGAATTGACTGGATATTGAGAATTCAGATTGATTGGAACAGAAAGCGCGGTAGTTGATCCGCCCGTAGCGATGATGCCCGGACTATTCGGATTCAACGCTGTGACGAACGACGTATCCGTTGCAACTGGAGCCGTGCTGGCCGCTTTGACCGTCGCAAGGTTGGTGCCCGCCGTATCGACGATCTTGACATTGCCGATGGTGTTGGCACCAGCGGGCGTCGCCGACGTGATGTCCGTATGAAGTTGATTTCCTACGGAATCAACATCAATGATCTGCGCGCGTTTGGTAGTGCAACGGGTTGTGCCTTGAGTACCTGTGGTCAGGGTTGAGGTATCATTAAATTCACAACCCTGAGGGGTCATGTTGGAGGTGCCTTGGGTCCAAGTTGCTTGGTCTTGGACGGAAAGGCCTCCCCCACCACCACCAGAGGTGATTAGCTTGCCGGTTGAGTCACATTGGGCATAGCCCCAGAAGCCAGAAGTAACTGTTGGCGGAGCTGTGTTGAAGGCACAAGCTAGTGCGTTTGTCGGTATGGGACCGGTGATTTGTTGGGCCAGTGCGGTAGAGCAAAGGGCCAGGTAGAAGAGTAGGATTAGCTTTTTCACTTAGCCCTCCTTTAGAATTGGGAATACCATAACATAACTGAAACCGTGACCGCAGATGAAGTAATACAGACTGCTTGGCTTAGATTGCTTGAATTACCTGCGATCTGTATGTGATCTTGATTTGGTGAATTTGAGCTGACCGTGAAGGATGGGGATAATTTCTTTGTGCCTGTGTCACAGTTGGCTGCGCCAAAGGTGCCTGAGGTGAAGGCGACAGAAGCGTTGGCTCCAGTGTTGGTTACGTTCCAGCCACAGATGAAGATGGTCTGTCCGGCTATGGCTGGAACTAGGATGGTTGCAGTTGTGAAGCCGACTTCCTGAATCGCAACCTTGTTGCATAGGATGGCGTTGGATGGACCAACGGTGTTCTCGGCCTGCGCCGCACTGGCTAGGGTAAGGTAGAGGAGAAGTGCGGCGCAGAGACGAAGCATTAGCGGAGCCTTTGCCATTTGGTTGTGGCCAGGACATACATCCATTCCAAGGAGGTTCCAGCGGTTAGGGTTTGGCTGTTGAATGTGGCTTGGAGAGTTTGTCCTGTCGCTGGGGTTAGAGTCACCAAGGCAGTGAGGGTGGTATCTGTGGCCAGCTGTAGGATTTGCCCATCATAAGGAGACACCGGGGTAGTGACGGTCCAGTTGGCTGGGGCGGCACCGATCCAGAAGAGAGTGCTATCAGAGGGAAGCATTTGATAAGCTTGAGCACCAGATCCAGAGAAGGTTTTAAGTCCCGTGGCATTCCGAAGTTCTGCTACAGGAATGAAGATTGATGGTCCACCTGGGCCGCCTACAGCGCCAACCAGAACCTCATTACCGGTTAAGTTTGGAGAGCTAAGCTGTTGGGCCCACACACCAACGGTGAAGGCAAGGGCGGCAATGATCATCCCTGCCAGAAGTGCGCTAAGTTTGGTCATGATGCGCTCACACAGATGTAGTCCCACACCGTGTTAACTGCTGCTGTGGTGAGGACTAGGGTTGTAGTTGTGGTGGCCCAGCTAAAGGTAGTGGCTGGGATAGCGCCTTGGGCTGCGACAACGCAATTGGGTGCGGTGACAAAGGCTGTGCCGAAGGTGAGTGTGCAGGAGGCTGGGGTACCGGCGGTGATGGTTACACGGCCGCCGAAGTCTGTGCCAACGTTGGTGACAGTACCGCAGGCAGAGATGACTGGGGCTGGGCGACCAGCAGGGGTGAGAACGTGACCCGGGAAGTAGATCCCACTGTTGATGTCTACACTGAACGGACCACGAGGATCTTGGGAGATTTGTACGGATTGGTTGATGACTTGGGCAGCGCCAACACTGCCCAAGAGCAAGAGAAGGGCAAGCGAGGTGCCCCAACGATGGAAGAAGTTTTTCATGATAGGGCTCCTTAGTTGGCGATGGCGATGCCGGGTGGATAGCCACCTAGCACTGCGTTGGATTGTTCCGGAAGATCGTGGCGATCGAGGACGAGGAAGCCTTTGAGAGCTCCGGCAGTGTGGGTGCCGATGGTGACGTAGCCGAGTTGGAGGAAGCGGGGTAGGGCTTGGGCTGGAGCTGGACGAGGCATGTCGATGTCGAGGAGACGTGCGCCAACGATGAGTGCGGCTTCGGCGACGACTGGGCCGGTGGCCATGACAGTGTAGGTTCCCGGCGCGCCAGCACCGTTGTCAGGTGCGCCTTGGATGTTCACGGCGAGGGAGGTGCCGGATGCGAAGGCAGTGGTCACTTGGACCAGGAGTTTCATCGCCGGGTCGTCGCCAATGCCGATGTCCCGCGCTCCACCACCGGAGCCGGAGGTTGGCAGACCGGTGATGCCGAGGTCGAGTTGATTGGTGGAGACCTGGGAACCGGTGGTGGGGTTGTCGCCAGAGCCAGTGCCGCCGCCAGCGAAGTTGGTGAAGAGGAGATAGCCATCGAGGATCATGTTGCGTTCCTTACGAGACGGTTGCTTCGTTGGAGAGGATGGCGTCTACGGTGCGCACCGGGATGCCGCGGAAGGTGGTGATGGGCTTGCCGTTGAACTCTTCAAGGCGAAGAAGGACGTTGGTTTTGTTCATTGCTTGGAGATCAAGGTAGGTCCGTAGGATACGGTTGCAGTAGATGACCGTCCGGCCCATGTCAGCGCGGACCATTGGAGAGTCCGAGGTCTGGATGGTCATTGCGGAGACCGGCGCGGTGGGGAGACGGTAGAGACCGCGGATGATGAGGTTGATCAGGTTGGCCGCGGAGACACCGGTGAGCTGAGTCACGTCTATGTTGGCAACGCGGACCATGTAGCGCCAGTCACGTTGGACGAAGCCGATTTCCCATTTGAAGTGTTCGCGGTAGGCTTGAAAGGTGTTGCCGTTGGAGTCGGTGACCGGCCATTCACCCATGTCACGCTGTTGAAGGCCAGTGAGCTTGCCTTTTGGGAAGGTGGCGTGGTTGGTATCGACGCCCCAGGTCATGATCCAGAGGGAAGTGTTGGTTGAGGCTGCACCACCGCCAGAGAGAACGTTGGCAGCGGTTTGGGCGTTGGCTGCGGTAAGGGTGGAGTAGCGTGGGGCAAAGCCAGTGAAGCGCTCGGGGTTGATGAACTGGTTGCCGTAGATGAGGACCTGGGCGACTTGCTGGGACATGCCTTCGAGGAAGGCGCGGGACTCGGACAATCTGAACTCAGGGGTGTTGCCGTTGAGGTCCGCGATGTCTTTGTCAATGACGGAGTAGGTTTCCAGGTTGCCGACGGTGTCGACGATTTGGGCAGTGGTGGATTTGGCGTTGGGGACACCGGTGTTGAGCAGGCGCCAGGTGGCTTGGGGCAAGCCGGTGCGAACGGTAGTTTTGTGCCCGGTTGGGAGGTTGCCCTCGACGACCATCATGTCGTCGAGGATCTCGTTGGTTTGGGAAAGGAGTTCGATGATGGACGCGACTTTGTAGCCGTCATCGAGACGCTTGGCCCAGTCGGCGTAGGTTAGGGCGGTGGAGCCACTGATTGCCATGGGCTAATCATCCTTGTGCAGAGGTTGATGTTCATTGTGAGTGGCCTATCCTATGGTCCTCTGGGCTGTGCCGTTCTACCGCTCCGCGGTGGACGTTGGGATTACTGTGGTCGGTTTTTGACCAAATGTGGATACATCGCGGCTGCGGGATCGATTGGGCCGGATGGACGGGTTGGGTCAGTGTTGGCAGGAGCAGAAGGATTGCCCGACGGGACTGGGCGCCCTTCCATGTGTGGGCGGAGCATGATGGAGAAGGCCTCGAGCATGTCTGGGTTGGAACCGGCACCGGTGAAGTCTAGGGCCGCGCGGAAGGATTTTTGCATGGTCGGGGGAAGGACTCGATTGATTACGTTGTTGATGTCTCCAGCGAGTTTCTGGGCGCCTTCCTCGCCACCGAAGCGGGAGCGGATCTCGGTGTTCCATTCGCGTTGGGTGTTGGCCCAGAGATCGTATGGGGCGGAGGTGGCTGCGGCTAGTTGCTTGGTGTAGGTGTCGACTAGCTTTTGGGCGCCAGCTTGGGATAGGTTGAGTTCTTTGAAAACGGTTTGGGCTTCGGTGAGGGCCGCGGCGTCGAATTTGAAACCCTCGGGAAGAGTGAAGTCGGTGTGTGTTTCAGGTGCGCCAGAAGCGATCTCAGGTTTTGGCGCTTCGCCTTCCTTGGTCTTTGCCTTACCTTCACCTTCGCCTTCACCTGTCTTGGCGCTGGTGAGAAAGGTTGTACCGGCCGGGTCAGTTGTAGAGGTCTGGGTCGGGGTCGTTGTAGGGGTCGTAGTCGTAGTTGGCCCCGGGGACTGATCCTTCAACGTCCCGTCCAAGGTCCTCGCTTCCGGAGTGTTCCCCACCGGAGCTTCGGTTGTTATCGTCACGTCGGTCATTTGCTAGGTTCCTTGTCGTTGCTTCTTGGGCCATCAGTTGGTAGTCTTGCGGACAGGCGGTCATGATATCGGCGAGGAGTTGGAGGCCGAAATTGTGCTCGCCGAGGTTGAATGCGGTTTGATCAGGTTGACCTCCGATAAATGGAGTTTGAAAGATATGGCAACGCTCCAGAAGCTCCCACATCCACTCTCGGCCAAATCGGTCAGCCATAATGTGGCGGGTATAATTATGCCTTTGGGCCTCACGCTGTTTGGCTTGTTTGATGCGGCGCTTGATTGCTTTGCGGTCTGTTGCATCGAAGGTCATGAAGGTGAGAGAACTTCTAAGGAACCGAGAGGAATATCCCAGGCTTTGTAACGTTGTTCCGTCCCTTCTGGGCGGGCGTCCTTGGGGCGTTGTATAAGCAGCTTACAAGCCAAGGCAGGGTCAGTGGTTTCCTCGTTGTCTTCATCAAAGAGTTTGATGATGTTGTACATTTCACCGTCGAAATGTACAAGTCCAAGGACAGGTTCGTTAATGCTCATTGTTGGGTTCCTTTTCAGGTGTGGCCCAGGATTTGGTGACGAGGGTGCAGCCTTGGGCTTTGAGGGCTTCGGCAAGCCATTCTTCGAGTTGTGAGATAGGCAGGAACGGCGGCGCGTGGATGTCGACGTTGCGGCCGGAGATTGAGAGGGTTGCTTTGTGCTGGACGTGGGGAGTGGAAGGCTGATTCATCATGGAAGCTCCCGTTTTAGAACGATGGATGTGCCCGTTGCGGTAGAGTCTATTTTGATTATTTCCCAACCTACGTGACCAAAGCGATTAAGCCAATCTAAGCGGGCTGTTCGAATTTTATCAGCTCCTTCAGTGTCAAAGGTACTCGACCAATCTTCAACAAGGGATTCTTGACTGTATTCAAACCGTTTCATTGGATCAGCATCTTCTGCATGAGGTTTTGGCCACCGCCGACATCGATTTGGGATGCGTTGGCACCGGCCTTGGAGAGGGTCTCAGCGGTTTGGAGTTGTTGCTGTTGGGCAGCTTGTTGGGCACGTTGTTGGCGGATGAAGGCAACGGCGGCCGGGGAACGGATCATTCGCGGATCGCTGTTGAGGAGATTGGCGTAGATGTCGAGAGCCATATCGAAGTCGATGTTGTCGATGAGGGAGGGATCGAGGCCGCCGAGTTGGCCAGCGATTTGGAGAACGCGCTCGATGGAGCCAGCTTGGGCCGCACGTTGGGCGAGGGCAAGCATAGAGGTGTATTCGATGTTGACGAATCGGCCTGCGACTTCGGGTGGGGGAGGTGGGAAGATGTTGGATCGAGACATTATGCCCCAGATTCGCTCATTGGCGGGGGCCAGGACTTCGGTTTGGAGACGCTCGATGACAGGAGTGAGCATCATGAGAGATTCGGATTTGCGCATGTCCCATTCGATAGCGGTGACATTGGAGCGGGTTTCGAATTGGGATGCGACTTGGAATAGGGAATTGAAGAAGATGTCTTTGATGCGTTGGCGGACTTCTTGCAGGTCTTCGGAGATGGCAGCAATGTCCGGGCGCCAGTTGCCGTAGATGGGTTTCATGCCGTCTTTGCCTGAGGACATCATGCCTTGGAGGAAGGTGATGCCACCTGGGAGGAGGGATGCAGGTTGGTTTTTGAGCTGAGCATCGGCGACGAGTGGAGGGTTGATGCCTTTGTCGATGCCTTGTGCTTTGCGGCGGGATTGTTGTTGGAGTTGTTTGATGTCAGGGAGGGCATCCATACCGGGTGACCGTCCATAAGGATCGTTTGCTACAAGGTCCCATCGACCGATAATAGCAGCTCGTTCGCTAAAGCCACGCTTGCGAAGAAAGCCACGAGCGGAGGTGCCTCCCTGGGGATTAGTTGCACCGCCCCACTCCCAGTAGGTTTCGCGGTAGGCGAAGTGGTCGGGTATGCCGTAGCGTTTCGCGTCGGTGTTGGGTTCGATTGCATGAGCGATGATGACCTCTCGGGTTAGGTTGGCGCCGTCTTGAAGATCGTAGAATTGGCGGATTTGCGGAGAGGTGTTTTCATAACCGAATTCGTCGACGGTTTGGCCAACTGTGTAGGTGAATTCACGATAGAAGATGACTGGGCGGTATTTGCCATCGATGTCGACGTAGTATTCGCCGAAGGCGGGGTTGATGCAGTTGATTACGTTGTCGAAGTCTTCGTAGATGAGCATGACTGCGGTGCCGAAGACAACGAGGTCGAAGTAGAAGATCGCCATCGCGGTGTAGAAGTTGGATTCAGCGAGGACGAGGTACATAAGGCGTTCGCATTCAGCTAACCACAAGCTTGTAGGGGAGGTCTGAGTAGAGTCTAAACGCCCGATTTTCAATTTGAACCATGGTCTCGTAGGGGACGATATACCACTCATCATCCCCGCTGATAAGTTTCGTGCAGCGATCGTCCCAGTGGAATCGAGAATGTGTTGATTGATTGGGCTGCCTCGGTTTTGTTGGTTTTGGGTGATGAGCCATTTGTACCGTCGTGGTAGGATGAAGTCTGCGAGTTCGCGAGCGTGGGTCCACCATGAGTAGCGGTTGTTCCGGAGACCGAGAAGGCGACCTTGTTGGAACTTACGCAGGAGCATATCCTGCTCGGTCACGTATTCCGAGTAGAGGCCTGAGAAGGGGTTGGTGGTTAGGGCGTTCAAGAGATCACCAAATCAAGAGCCAGATGATAACCAATCCAACGAGAAAGCTTGCAGCGTATTGGAGTTCTTCGAGATAGGTCATTTCAATACCTGTATTGGCTTGCGGGAGGGCTTCTTGCCAGTTTGGAGAGCTTTGCCTGCTGGGACTGGTGCGGAGAGTTGGCCGGACTTCTGCATGTCGCTAGCGGCGATGAGGAAGTTGACCGGGTTGAGTCCAGCGCCTGATTGGGCCTTGGCCATTTCTTCAGGCGGGAGCATTGGAGCTTGGGGCATTAATCGATCTCACGCTTGAGCCAGAGGATGAAACTGACAGAACCGCTAATGAAACTTTCCTTCACAAACACAAGTTCCCATCCATTTTTACCAAGTTCTTCCAGTGCTACTTGTGGCTTCTGCTCGGCATCAACGACTAAATATTCAAACTGCTTGGTC